TGTGCTAAACCATCGGCTCTGGCCAGATTGTCTTTCGCGGCTTCAACAGAAGCTTCCGCTGCACTTCTAGCGACTTGTTGAACGGAACCAGTGCAACCTGATCCAGATCGAAGACAAACACTTAGTGTTGAGTCAAGAACTGTTTGAGTTTCTTTCACATTGTTGTGGGCAATTTTTACAAGTTCTTGAGCACCCTTGGTTAATATAGAGGTTGTCTGTTCACTGGCTCTTTCAAAATGATTAATACGTGCTTGACGTACAGCTTCAATGGTATTGGGCACAGCTGGTGCCCCGCCAACGACATAACCAATTCCCTGAAAACTGCTAGCAGCAGTTGCTGTTTCAACTACTGTTGCAGATGTCGATGCCCCTTTTAAGGCAGCATCTGATAAATCTGCAATCGTATGTATGTTTCCAACACCACTGGTTAAAGTGAATGATGAAATTAAAAAGAAAACGAATACACATATTGTCGTACTCATCTTTGTATATTAATTGAATTCTATAACTCTTATTCTATAACTCTTATTATTTTATACGTAAATTCAAAAAATTAATGTCACATATTGCTAAAACATTTATCAATTTTTCTCTAATATGATCTGATATTTATGTGGAGATAATAATCCAAATTATTTAGTAACACCAATATAACATATACTAAATAAAGAGGAGACAGCACAAATAAAATGTCTTATTTTATGTAGTGATATTATGTAAAATGTCAGGATTTACCGGACTTTTCTTAACAGCACAAATAAATCCAGACATTAAAATTTTAGATTAAAGAATTTATTTTGAATAAACCAACTATATTATTTAATCTAAAATTTTGAAATTGATGAAACGCAAAATATTTTTTTTACATAAAAATTCTCTCCCCCCCCTTAAAATACCTAATTTTTACCTAATTTTTACCTAATTTTTACCTAATTTTTACCTAATTTTTACCTAATTTTTACCTAATTTTTACCTAATTTTTGGTAAATTAGGTAAATTAGGTAAAAATTAGTTATTTACAATCTTATTCATTTTGTATCTAATATATAAAATTTTGGGTATAAAAAACATTATAAAATTAATATAGATTAATATCATATAGTAAAAATTAAATGACATATTCATGTTTAAAGTGTGATAAGATATTCAAACAAAAATCACACTATGAATATCATATTAATCGTAAATTTTCGTGTATTAAAAATTATAAGATGATAGATATATCTAATAATAATAATAATAATATTACAATCACACCCACCCAAAACCACCCAAATACCACCCAAAACCACCCAAATACCACCCAAAACCACCAAAAACCCACCCAAATATATCAAAATATATCAAATGATAATAAAAATATAACTATTCTAACATCAAACAATGATATAATATTACCTAAAATAATTTGTGAATACTGTTAGAGAAAATCAAGACAAATCTGTCTTGATTTTCTCTAATATTTCTACAAAATTTAAGACTTTCAAGACATTTATTAAGTAAATAAATGTCTTGAAAGTCTTAAATTTTTTGAACTGTAAAACAACATTCTCAAGAAAAGATGTATTATCAAAACATATAAAAAAATATTGTAAGGCAAAGAAATTAGATGAAGATAAATTAATAGATGATAAGATAAAAATGTTTGAAGAAAAAATTTTGTTTGAAAAAAAAAGTTAGATGAAGAAAGAAGAATATTTGAAGAACAGAAATTATTAGAAGAAGAAAAATCAAATAATGAAATTTTAGAATTAAAAAAAGAAATTCTAGAATTAAAACAACATATAATAACATCAAAAAATAAATCAAAAACAAAAACTATTAATAATGGTCAAATTAATAATGGTCAAATTAATAACATAAATGTTAAAATTGTTTCATTTGGCGAAGAGGATATTAAAAAATTAACTGAAGAAGAAAAATTAAAAGTTTTAAAATCACGTGGTAGTGCATTAATAGACTTAGTTAAAATGATTCATCTTAATGAACGTCTTCCAGAATTTCATAATGTGTCGATTAATAATATAAAATCTAAATATGGATCTATTGTTGACGATAATAAACTGATTATAGCAAAAAAAGATAAAATAATAGCAAATGTTATTTCGTGTAGATTATCTGATTTGAAGGATCTTGTTATAGAATATAAAGAGACTAAACATTTATCACGCAGAGAAAAAAATATATTAGATGAAATGATTTCTTTTTTTGAGAAATATTATTTAGAAGATGAAGACATTGATGGTAATGCTATAAAACAAGATAAAGAAGTTCTAAAAAAAATAAAAATTTATTTGATGAATTAATATGTTCTTTTTATAACAATAAATCAATGATAGATCGTACATTAAAGAAATTATCAGAATCAAATGAATTAATCACATGTTGTGATATATTAGATGTATAATATTATTTAGGAAAAATTGATTAATTTAATCTTATCATAACAAAAAATATTTAATTAATTACATTATTATTATGAGTACATTTAATCTAAGTCAGTCTAATCTAAGTCAGTCTAATCTAAACCAGTCTAATTCTATTTTAGCTGATCAAATTATTGATTATCTAAATATGCTTGACCAATATCCTGAATCACTTATAAATGAAGAATTATCACAATTTGATCAATTCATTCAAACAGATGCTTCATCTAAACCAGCTTATATTTCATCTGATTTAGTCATTATAAAAACATATGGGAATGGTTTATGCTGGATTAATTCTCTCCTAACAAGTGTTTTTGGAAAATTTTGGCAAAATACTTCTGAATTAGATATTTGGATCCATTCATTAATTGCCACTTTTGGTTTGGATCCAACATTTGTCCCAATCAGAAATCTATATCTATATGGCATTGATCTTAAAATAAGTTCAGATGGTATAGAAACTTATGATATAGTTCATTTTCTAAATTCAAATAAGTATCTGATGTACACTCTCAGTTTGAATATTTTAAAGTTTGCCATTCAAAATTACTCAAATCCTGCTCTAAATAAGGTTAAGAAATTACTCCCCTTGGAAACAGGAATTGCATATAATCCTTCCAAACAAAAATTTTATGCAATTGATGGACAACTTAGAAACTTTATTATGTCTATTATGGGTATTGATAAAGTTGTTGTTTTTCAAACTAATACTGACCCCAAACATCGAAGATATAGTAATCTTGATTTGAATCTTTTAGCGATTGATTACGAGGGTGAATACGCTGGATTTGAAACAGAAGCTTTCAATAATATCAATTGTATGGGTGTACTTGGATCAGTATTACTTTTGACACACAATTCTGAACATTATGATGCAATTTTTAATAATCAAACTTTTAAGACAACCCTTGCCTTAAAAGATCAAATGGAAATTTTACCCGAATTTGTTAAGATAGATTGAGTTGGGTTTGATTTAGTTGGGTTTAGTTAGATCTAAATATATATATATAGATCAATTTTATTAAGTAAATTTATTTACTTAATAAATGTCTAGAAATTTCTGAATTTATTTGAGCTGTCTGATCTTAAATAATTATAATTGTAATAAGTAATATAATAAATATCATAAAAATTACTAATATTAAATATTCATTTTTGTTAATCATAAATAAGACAACAAAAATAAAACCTGACCTAAAATATTAATTCATCATACAAAATTTTTGGGTGTATTATTATGAACAAACCATATTCATACTTCAATTAATACATTTTCTCCTTCTAATTTAGTATTATTATATACAAATAATTTAACTTCTTCTTTCTTATCAGATATTTTTTTTATTGTTTTCTTATTATTCTTTATTTTCTTTTCTTCTGTATCAAATTTATTAACATCCGAATAATCTTTTATTATATTCTTTACAGAATTCTTTACCTTTTTTGAATTACCTTTCTCATCACATATTGTCTGTATACCGAGTGATGATAATTTATTTATATATTAATTAGTATATGACGATATCGTCATATACTAATTAATATATAAATAAATTATCATCCGAGTAACCTGACATCGCTACGCGATGTCTTGGTAAATGATATGTATGATTTTCTAATGTTTCATTTAATATTTTCTCTTATTTTCTTTTATCCAGTTTGTCCCATTATGTATGTCTATATATTTCGATTTTCCCCCGAAAATATGAATGCAAGCATTCATATTTTTTAGGGCGCCTTCTTGGAAAATCAAAGATTTTCCAAAGGGGAAATTTGTTAATCTTATGTTTTTGTATTGAGGTAAGCTGTGAAAATATTATTATATATATGATCTATTATAGCACTTTAAAAAGTGCTATAATAGATCATATATATAATAATATTTTCATGCGTTCGCCCTCAATGCATATCATCTAAATTATGCTCAAGCATAATTTAGATGATATGCATTAAGAGGTAAACGATCATTAAAATGTATAGCTAAAGATGATAAATATAGATTAATACTTGCTAACCTGGCATCTCATAGAGATGCCCTGGAAATACCTCAATACTTGCTAATAAACCATCAACACCTCTCTCATATAATATTTTTGATATTTCCTCTTTGTTTAACAAACTACTATCTTCTCTGCCAAATTGAACAATATTTATATTATTAATTGTTCCATTATTAGTATTAGTTGTATTATTTGAATTTGTATTATTAGTAATATTTTTTGTATTATTTTTAGGTTTAGATGTTTTAACTAATATTTCTAATTCTTTATTTTTTTCTTCTAATTTATTAATTTGTGTCATAAATAATTCTTTTAATGTTTCTATTTCAGATTTTTCATTTATTTCATTGTTTTGTTTAATATCAATATCATAATTTGGATGTTTTAATTTTTTATGTTTAAATAAACCTGATCTATTCTGATATATTTTATTACAAATAAGACATTGATAAATGGAATCATTATTGTTTCCAAATGTTTCCATTTGGATCCCATTTGGAAACATTTGGAAACGTATTTGTTCTTCTAATTTTTCATTTACATCATGATCTAATTTTTTAATAATTATTTCTTTACATGGTATTTTACGTTCTAAATGATGATTATAATTACTTTTTTTATCAAAAAATTTTAAGCACTTACTACATTGTATAGCTAATGATGATAAATATATAATAATATTAATTTATACATCGTTTTTAACGATGTATAAATTAATATTATTATATATTTATCATCATTGCTAACCTAGCATCTCTTTGAGATGCTCTGGATAAAGCATTTTTATCTCTTAATTATATACTTTTCATGGCATCCTTTTAGGATGCTAGCTAGTTATGATGATAATAATTAAATGTTAATAAAAATACGATGTTAATAACATCGTATTTTTATTAACATTTAATTATTATCATCATAACCATGTAGATATTTTTTATATTGGATAATACGTCTAAAATAAGAATATTAAATAATAAATTATAACTGTATAAAGCTTAAAAAAATTATAACTATGTAAAGCTTAAAAAATTAAGCTTTTTTGTGGGGGGGGGGAGATATTTTTTACAAAAAATTTAGAAATCATTAGTATGCTCTTATAAATTTTTTATTCATTTTTATAATTTACTTTATTCATTTTAATGGATAAATAATTAAATGGATATACACCCGAAAATCACAAAATTTACACCACCTAATTAGGATGTTTAACATCATGTTAAACCAATAATAAAAATTTTGTATGATGAATTAATATTTTAGGTCAGGTTTTATTTTTTTGTCTTATTTATGATTAACAAAAATGAATATTTAATATTAATTCAAAAATATGGTTTTTTTTGCTTTTGTGTTTTGTCTCATTTTAAATCTTCAACTGTGTAAATGATTTTATTTTAACTTCTTTAATTATTTCTATTTTTCATCAAGAGAGATAATTGTTTTAAGTAATAGAATTCATCAATTTCATTTTTGTCTCCATTAGACATGGTTTCTATATCGTCTGTTAAATATAATTCCAAATGGTTTTTAATGTTTCTTATTTGCTGATAAGTAACATTTTTGTATTCATTATAATTATAGATCATTATTATTTTTTTAACTAAACTATATTCATCTCTATCTTTCTGTAAAAATGTATTGCAAAATTGTTTTAGTTCTAATCGTATTGTGTTAAAATCATCATTAGTGTGCAAAGTTTTTTTCATTATTTTCAGCTGGTCTTCTCTATTTGTTATTTTGTTAATTTTTATATATGAAATTGCATCACCTCTCAGTTTGCTAAAAATATCGCAAAAAATTGTAATAGGTACTAAAAATTCTCTTGCATCTTTAAAATGTTGTCTCTTTGATTTTACCTCATCATTATTCACAATAAATTCGTGAATAATATTATATCTCTCTTCTTCATTTGCATCATTTTCATATGACATGATAGGATATTGTATTATACTATTAAATATCTATTAAATATCTGAAACTAATCAATTTTTAAATCAATTTTTTTAATCAACATTTGAAAATAAACTAATCCTTGATCTTAATCTTATGATGTTCTTCGTACTCAATTTCTGTATATTCTCTGTGATTATAACCTTCACCTTCACTATAATGATGATACTCTGGAATATTTTTTGACTTAATAGATACTTCATAACCACAATTCTTAAAAACTTTATAAATGTCTGAATATTCAGGTGGAATCTTCATCCTAATCCTATCCTTGAACTTCGACTTGTAATCTAATGCATATATTATTCGATCCAAATATAATAGTGTTTCTCTGTAAGTTTCAATATCAGCATACTCTGGTTTCCATTCTGGCATTGATTCAATCGTAATAAGTGTTGGATTAATAAAAATTGGTCGCTGTGGTGGTTTTGGCTCCGGATGCAATAACAACAAGGCTTTCTTAACCGATTCATACTCTGATAATTCCTTTATATACTCTAAAAGCTTTGTTTCGTACTCCACTACTAAAAACTTATCCATCTCTCGCTTAGCTCTATTTGCTCTCTTTCTACCAGTCCTATTCAATTCTAAATAATTATCTGGTACACTCGCAGGTGTAAGCTTTGGTTTTTCTAGAGCTGGATGTTCTATATAATATAACCTATGATGTTGTGACATCTGATCCTTCCATTCAAGTTTCGCTTGTTCATATTCAGCTAACAACTTAAAATATTCATAATGTGCCTTAGTTTGTTTATCCTGATTTACTTGGTTTTTTCGTTGACATAAGGCATCGAATGCCTCACATATATCTATTAGATGTTCAATATTGTATACATAAGGTGTTGGATACTTTCTTATGAACTTCTTTATCCTATCCAAATCCATTATGAATGCTCAAACTTTTGTAAATAAATCTTAATTTATTATTCTCGAGTTATAAATATTATTTCAATTTTTTGAACTAATAGAATTTAAATTAAGATTTATTTATAATTTGAAAAGTCACCATTTAAGATCACCTTTGTTGTATCAAACGGTTCTGTATTAAAAATTTTGCAAAGATGAGAAGAATAAGTATATAAATCATTTTCTACTTCTAAATTTTTTGATAATTCATAAAATTCTATCTGCATTTTATATTTTATACATGATAACATATCATCTTTCTCATTCATAATATCGTATTTTTTAAGATCAGTATCTAAATTTAAACCACGTGATTTTGTTTTAAGAATACGACAATATCTTATTGGTTTTTTATTTAATGGATTCATTGTTGCAATACCAGATTCTAGACATTTTGTTGCTCTTTCAGATGAATAAATATTAGTACCATCATAAAAAGACATAATATAATCCATATCAAATTGTTCAACAACTTCTTTTGCGGAGTTACGATTAGTACAGATAATTTGAACAATGCGTGGAATTCCCTTGATATGAATATAAATAACTGAACGATTTAATGTTACCAAGATATCAGTAGGTGAATTAATTACTTTATAATTATATTTTATATTATCAATAATTTGTTGTATTGTTTGCTTTTTTTTATCGTCTGGTCCAAATAAGAAAATATCAATATCAGATAATTTAGAATTATCAAATAATGGATCATTTTTTAAAATATCAAATAACAAACCACCTGTAAAAATAGCATTTTTATTCTCAAAAGGAATATGATCCAATAATCCATATGTATAAGTATTAACTCTCTCCTTAATATTATCAGTCATTGAATTCATCTTATACATATCATATTGAATTACTGATTTAATTGTATTAATTGATTTGGTTGGTAGTTTAGTTGGTTCTGCAATAGTTGGTTCTGCAATAGTTGGTTGTTTGGTTTTAACATTTGACACCAAATTTATAATATTAACTGATTTTGAAAAATCCAAATCATCATCTGAATCAGGGATTGCATCAAATGAAGTATATTGATGTTTAGTTGAATTAGTAATTTTTATATCAGCTTTAGTAGAGGCAGAACTACTATTTGCTTTAGTAGAGGCAGAACTACTATCTGATTGATTGATAGTTG